GCAGGTTTGGATTAAAGGTTTAGCTCGTGCAAGGAAGAAAGTAAACATGATGGAGCAATACGAGGATGAGGACGGAAATGTTCAGACAAGGATAAAGCTTGATGAAGACGGTAATGAGATGGAATATGAGAACCAGATGATTGTTGGTTCTACGCCAGAAGGATATAGATTGCTCTATAAATTATTTGAAAAAGATAAGCCTGACAATTATACTCTTATTCAAGCTAGCGGTTATGAGAACACTCATCTACCAAAAGACTACTATGACAACCTCAAGAAAATATATCCAACAGAGTTAGTAGAAGCATATATTAACGGTAAGTTTGTGAACATGGCAGTTGGTGCCGTCTATAAGGAATATGACCGAGATAAATGTGACACAGATGCAATCTATAGAGATGGTGAAGAAATTCATATATCTATGGACTTTAATGTTATGAATATGAACGCAGTTGTCTTTGTTGAGAGAGAACCATTGTTCACTGGTAATCCTTTGTTTGAGTATGAAGGATTCAATACTTTTCATGCAGTTCGTCATTTACATGATATTGTTGATACACCAGAGCTTATACAAGTTATTAAAAATAGATATCCACGTTCTCCTGTTTACTGCTACCCTGATGCGTCTGGTAAGAATACTAGCTCTAAAGGTTTTACTACGAGCGATATATCATTATTGAAAAAAGCAGGTTTTCATTGCAAGTATCCGAATAAAAATCCAAGAATCCTAGAAAGGGTACAATCTGTAAATAGTGCCTTGAAAGTGGGCTTGATATATGTTAATGTTAGGGAGTGTGGCAAAGTAGCAGAATCGCTCGAACAACAAGTCTATAATAAGAATACAGAACTACCAGAAAAGACGACAGGTTCTAGCATAGATGATATAAATGATAGTTTCGGATATTTTATACATCATAAGTTCCCTATAAAACGCAGACTCGTTAAGAAGAAAGAACTCAAAGGGTTATAATCATGGCAGAAGATACAGTATTGTTTGAATCACCAACTATGAACGCAGCTGTTCTTGCTATGCAAGATGTGATTCAACAGAACCATGATATCCGTGGTGGAAAGAAAACAATTCATCTAAATAAATCATTATACTTTTCTAAATTAGATACACAGAACGATGACCAATTTAACAAAATGGTCGAGATGGCTCCTGTCTATGTCCTATACCCAAAAGTAGTTGACGGATTTGTTGGAACAATATTTGCAAAAGAGCCAACAATTACTGGCATTGAATTTAATGATAAACAAAAAGAATTAAATAAAAACGTTGACCTTCTAGGAAATGATACAACCAAATTTTCTGAGAGTATTGTATCGGAAGTAATTGAGAACGGTTTTTGTGCGTCAATGAATGATTACTCAGATAATCTATCAAGACCTTTTCTAAGATTGATTAAGCCGAGTCAATTTATTTCATTCCGTACAAATTCTGATGATGGTTATCCAAAAATTTCTCAATTCATTTTCAAAGAAGAAATTGAAACTCCAGATCCGTTAGATGAATTCCAATCAATGATTGCAAATCAATACACTGTATTGGATTTTTCATCAAACCCTGATAATGAAAATTTAAATAATTATAGAGTACGTATTTTTCAAGGTGTTCCAGCTAAGACGCAAATGAATCCTAGCAAGTCTGAAAAAATGTATCTTAAGTCAACTAGCTTCCCAAAAATGGATGGAAAGTTTTTTGACAGAATGCCGCTAACTATTCATGGTATTGAAAGTAATAACTACACAATTAAAAAGAGTTTGTTACAAGATATTTCAGATATGAATATATCAGTAATGCAGCGTGTTGTTGACCAAGTTTATATGCTACACTGGACAGCATTACCTACACCGTATATTATTGGTTCTGATGAGAAAGATTCTCCAGATACAATTGGTCCGTCTAAAGTATGGTATATTGAGAATCCAGACGCTAAAGTAGGCATGTTAGAGTTCACAGGAAACTCAGCAAGAGCGCATCAAGATTACATTGATAACCTTCTCTACATCATGGCCGCTACAGGCGCACAGATACTTAAAAAAGAGGGTGTCTCTAGGGAAACAGCAACCTCTGTACTGGTCAGAACTGCTTCTCAGACATCACTAGTAAGCACAATGGTAAAGAATGTCTCAGGGCAAATACAGTCAGCCTTAGAGGTACATTGGAAGTGGTCTGGTGTTACTATTGCTAAGGATTATGAATATAAACTTAACGATGACTTTATTAAAGTTGATATGGAGCCGAATGCTCAGATAGCTCTAGTAAAATCTTGGTTAGACGGTGCTATAAGCCATGAAACAGTATTCCATAAAATGAAAGAAGGCGAGATAGTTCCACCGGGAAGAACATTTGAAGAAGAGAAAGCTTTGATATCTAAAGATAAGCCTCCTTTCTTTGAAAAAGAAATTGACGCTAAGAATGCTGAATCCTTAGCAGAAAAAGCAGAATCATCTAGCACAAGTGAAGATGATATGTCAGGGAGTAATTTAGAAAACGGAAATATTGAAAACCCACAAGCAACTGAGCAAGTATAAAACAAAACACACAGGGGAATACCATGTTATTAGAAGAACTTAAGAAAATCATGCCCGACGGTATGAGTGATGAAGAATTACAACAGCGTCTTGATGTAATAAATGATGATGCTAAAAAGATGGTTGAACAAGAAGTTAAAGGTCTTAAAGATAATAAGACTAAGCTTCTCGACCAAATGGCAAAACTGAAAGAGAATCAAATTCCAGAAGGTTTTGACCCGGACCAAATTAAGGATTATCTTGAAAACAAAGACAAGCTTGAACAAGAGAAAAAAGCTCTTGAAGAAAAATCCCTTGAAGAAAAAGGTCAATGGGACGCTCTTAAGCTTAAACTCAATGAAACTCACGCTGAGCAAATTGCGAGACTTCAAAAAGAAAAAGATGAAGCTATTGCGCCACTAAAATCTGCACTTGATAAAGAGCTAATTGAGAATGCCGCTATAAAAGCTATTGAGGCTGAAAAAGGTAACTCATTCTTTTTGCTTCCACACATGAAAGATAGAATGAAAACCGTTCAGAATGAAAAAGGTGAATTTGAAGTTCAAATTCTTGATAAAGATGGCAATCCTCGTCTAGCTGATGATGCTACCACTCCTTTTGGGGTTAAAGATTTTGTTGCCGAGTTAAAAGCAAATGAGCGTTTTGCTCCTGCATTCCCTACTGCTAACGCAGGTAGTGGTAACGGACCTAATGCAAATACTGGTGGCGGCTCTGGTGGAATCAATCCGTGGAAGGCTGAAAGTAAAAATGTTACCGAGCAAGCAAGGATTAATAAAGAGAATCCAACTCTTGCAACGCAACTAAAGAAAGCGGCAGGCGTTCAAGAATAAATAATTTAGCACGATTGCATATAACGCTTGACTTATTATATGTAATTGTGCTACATTACTTTTATGGGGCAAAATGTCCTGTCGCATGTTCAAGTTTGGCTTGGACTACCTCTGATTTGGTCAGTGGAGATAAACTTAAAACTTTATACTCTCTTGGCGAATCATTCTCCATTAGAGTGACATTAAAAACTTACTCTTTATGGAGATAATAAAATGGCTGAAGTACGCCTTGTCGATATTTACGAACCAACAGCATTTAACGCAGCAGTTCAAGAAGCTGCGATTGAATCAAATGCATTCCTAGCATCTGGTATCCTACAACGTGACCCACGTATTGACCAAATGGTCGGTGTTGGTGGTATGGTTGGTGAGCTACCAAATTTTAACCCGCTTGTTAATGATGAGCCAGATTATGTAACTGATGATCCGGCTGCAACATCTACACCAGCAAAAATTGCTTCTGGCACACAGATTTATCGTCTTGCCAATCAGCACAAATCTTGGTCTACTATGGACTTGTCTCGTCAACTGGCTCTACAAGACCCACTTGGCGCTATCACAAATCGTGTTGGTCACTATTGGGCTGTAAACACTCAACAACGTGTTGTATCTTCTGCAATGGGCGTAATGGCTGATAACATTGCTAATGACGCTGGCGACATGGTAATTGATGTCTCTATTGCTGATGGTAACAATGCTCTGGCCGCTAACCTTATTTCTGCTGAAGCAGTTATCGATGCAATGGCTACTCTTGGTGACATGTCTAAAGACGTTACTGCAATTGCTATGCACTCTGTTGTATACACTACACTGCGTAAACTGAACTTGATTGATTTCATTCCAGATGCTCGTGGTGAAAGTCGTTTCCCTACTTACCTCGGCCTTCGTGTAGTTGAAGACGACAACCTTGATGTCACCGCTGGTGGTGTTTCTGGTTTTGTCTACACTTCTATCCTGTTTGGTATGGGCGCATTTGGCTATGGTACTTCACCTGCTGTTATGCCTTCAGAACTGGAACGTGAAGCTTCATCTGGTAATGGTGGTGGTCAGGATATCCTGCACTATCGTAACAATGAAATCATCCATCCTCAAGGCTTTGCATTCGCATCAGCCGGTCTTGCTCAGGGCATCTCTGCTACTCGTGCTCAACTTGAAGCAGCGGCTCAATGGGATCGCATTTATACAGAACGTAAAAATGTTCCATTGGCATTCCTGAAAACCAACGGTTAATCATTAACCTTATTAAATGGGTAGTAGAATAAACTGCTACCCATTTATTTAATTTAATTTAAATCGCAGGTATTTTATATCATGGCTAAAGAAGAAAAAGCAAAAGAACCAACAATTGCACAAGAACTGGCGGCTGAAGTAGTTGAAGAAACTGAAGCTCCTGTCGCTAAAGCAAAACCACAACTCCATGAGTTGATTGCGGCATCTCGCAAAGCTTATGCTCACGCAAAAGCTGAAAAAGAGAAAGAGTCTAAAAAATAAGACTCTTAAATCACTATAATGATAACTAAAAGTGATTTACAAAAAGCAAAAACTCTTCCAGAAATGGAAGGGTTACTAATTCGTTTTCGCAAAGAAGAAAATCCTAAACGTGATCGTTCAAAACAGATTATGGATGAGATTAAAGTTTTGCGAGCAGAACTGCGTGATTTAGACAAATCCGTAAAGAAGAGTATAACTGAAGAAGATATACTTATTAAGATTGGTAGCATATATGCAGAAGATTCTGCAAATGCTAAGAAAGGCGTTAAGTAATGGTTGATGTTGTATCAGACCAGACAGAAATAACTTATGCCGAATCTGTAACTGGATGGACTGGTGATACATTTTCACTTGAGTCAGAAATACTTGTTCAAGGCTCTAATTCTGTTGCGTGTGCTCAGACTAGCAATGGTACTAATGATGTAATCTATACTGGCGGCCCGTGGAACATGGCAGGTAAACATCTGCGTATGTATCTGAACACAAACATCACTCCAAACATGTCGCCGACTAATGCCATACAACTATTTGCAAGTGACGGCAATAACACTGCATATTGGACTGTTGTTGGCTCTGGTTCTGAATACGCTGGTGGTTGGCAGGATTACTTTTTAGATATCGATTCTGCGCCAACTTCAGGTACAGTTGACACATCTGCAATAACATCTGTTGGCGTCAGGATTAACACAGCATCTAAACCAAGAAATGCACCTGCTAATGGATGGTATGATAACTGGAGATTCGGTAATGGTCTGGAAATTAACAGTGACGCTGCTGAAGCAATATCATTTACTGATGTGTCTGTTGAAGACGCTTTATTAGCGAATTCTTATGACATATTGAAGCTAATAGATGGGGTTATATTTGCTAAAGGCAAACTAACTTTAGGTAATTTAGCTGGCGCTAAAAACTGTAACTTAGTTTCTTTAAATGAGACATTATATTTTATTGATAGAGTTGTTTCATCAACACTTTATGCGATAGTTGCAACAGAGGGAACCGGAAATACTGATATAGATATTAGTGGTCTTACATGTAAAACTATTGGAACTTCTGGCGCTGAATTAGATTTTAGTTCTCAGGTTAGAAACTTATCAATCGTAGGTAGCTCATTCTCACAAATGGGTTTAATGGAATTTGTCGCTGCTTCTGGTTCAACTGAAATATCTTCCAACAAATTTACGTCATGTGGAATCACTAATATAGGTAACGGGCTAACAATTAGTGACTCAAGTTGGATTGGTTGCGGACAAAT